GCGGATGATCGACCCGATCGCCGTTTGTCTGGCGTCCGCGAGATTGACTTGCCCCAATGTGACGACCGTCCTTGGGAACATGCTCTGCGCCAGGCTGTCGAGCGTCGCCCGCATCACCCGCGACTCAACCCGCTGCAGGTCCATGACCATGTCGGCCTGGCTGTAACCGATCAGCCGCCCGGGTTCCCTGTATGGGGTAAAGCATGCCAGCGGTATCTCATCCACCCGCTCCCACTGGATCATCTTGGTGGCATTGCCGAGCATGTGGACGTGGATGAGTTCCGCTTTATGGTCGTTATCCGCGTCGCACCTGATCCAGCCCTCGGCGTAGCGACAGATGCCCATACTACGGTCACCTGGGGGCGACGGCTTGATGTTGTGCCCCTGCGCCGGGTTGCGGGCGATCATCTCGCGGCGTTGCTGCGGCCGCATCATGCTGTCGCAGTAGGCCAGGATCTTGTCCTCGGGCAGCCCCATCTCGATCAGGTCGCTGGCCGGCACGTCTCTGACATGAAAGATGCCGCGGGCGCCATCGACGGTATCGGCGTCGGCCACCACCCAGACGCACTCGGCGGGCACGGCCTCGACCACCGGCCAGTTCTGCTGCGCGGTGCGGGTGATGGTGGCACTCCACATTTCCGCAGCACCACCCGACTGTAGATACATCGCCCCATCGGGGGTCTTTTGCAGGGTGGAGATTTCCTCGTCCGTCATCGGGCGTCGGACGATGCGCTGCGCCTCGATGCCGGGCTGGGCGAGCAGCATCTGCAACTGCGGCTGCAGCAGGCCCTCGCAGACATCCGTCCGCACCTGCTCCCGCTTGCCCCAGTACCAGCGGGCCCAGCCGGCCTTCCTGGTCAGGGCATCCAGCAGGACATCGTGCAGCACCTGCCAGCCGTGGTTGGCGGTCATGAGCGCCCAGCGCGCATAATCGGTCGCCTGGCGCGCCAGTGTTGTCGCCAATTGATCGTTACCGGTGATCTCAGACGAAATCGGCTCAAACGACACCGGGTCTTCGACGCCCGTGAACACCCGCAGGAGCGATGGCAGTGTGGAGCGAATGGTATCGCGCACCACCGTGAGCACGATCTGTGACCGCCCCGGCGTTTCATCACCGAGTGGGCGGCCATCGTAGTATTGCGATGCGGTGATCCGCTCGCGCGACAGATACGCATCGTAATTCTGTGCGATGCGGAAATAATACTGCGCGACGGCTTCTATCTCGCGATCGTCCTTGCCGAGGCGTTCGAAAAGTATTTCTTGCTGCCATTTTACACCCTCTGGCTTCACCGTAGGGCGCAATCCGGCTGCGTAACGCCTTAACGATGGGGGCAACTCCAGGTCGCCATCAGGCGGAATATCAGCCCTAGGCTGGGGGACCAAATAAGCAAGCATCTGCTCGCTGCCAAGGTTTAAGCCCTGTGGCTGCATTCCGCTGGGAACAAGATTGGGCAGCGGCGGCAGGGGCGGGATAATCCCTTGGGGCATACCCATGGGGGACAGCAGGCCACCGGGTCGTTGGATCAGTCCGCTCATGACCTGGCCTTTTTCAGCGTCTCGACAGCCTGCTCGATAGCGGTCATGCGTCGCCGCAAATCAAACGCGCCGTTCTTCGTCTCCAGGAAGATCTTTCCCACTTCCTCAACGATGTTATCGGCCACCGCCTGGGCGACCTCGTTGACGATGCGCCGCACCCAATCCTGCATGATCTCCATGTGGCGGGGGTCATCATCGGGTGGTGGCCATTGCGGAAGACTGCTCATATCACCCCGCTATCAGCGCCGCCGTGGTCAGCGGAACCCTGGTCGCCGCCGGCCTCGTTGCCACCACCGCCCAGTAGCCCTTGCGGCGCGTTCTGGTTCGCCCGCGCCTGCCTGGCCTGTTCCGCCTGGATCATCGCCAGGATGTCGGCCAACCCCGGAAGCTGCGGTGTGGCCTGCGCCGGTGGCGGTGCCTGCCGCCCCCACATGTCGTAACCGCTCGCCCCTGGCGTGATCGCCCCGGGTGCGGCCTGGGGCGGCATTGGTGCTGCCAGCCCCGGCCCGACATTGAGCGACGGCACGGTGGGTGCGGGAGCTGCTGGCGCCGCCACCTGCCCTTGCGGGCTCCCTGTGACGACATGCCCCCACTTGTCATAGGTGTTGTCTGGTGGCGGCGCAGTCTGTGGAGCCTGCGTGCTGAACTGTGGCGTACCTGCACCGAAGAACGACGAGATGGCGGTCGCCAACTGGCCCTGCCCGCTGTCGGGCGTGATGCCCTGCGCCACCACAGGGCCAAGCAGGCCGCTCATACCTCCACCTCGGCACCCAGTTCCATGCGCAAACCCACCTTGTCGTAGATCCCGCCGCTCATCCCCGACCCGACCCCTAGCCCCTGCTGACAGAAAGTGAGGTTCAACGCGTCCGCGTAATCACATGACGGCAGGCCTCTGGCGCGCATGCTGTTCTTGTCCTCCACCTTCAACCGCCCATCGCTCAGGAACGCATACCGCGGCTCCACCAGGTCATCGCGCAGCCGTTCATGGCGCGGCAACCGAACGGCACGCGTGGCAAGCCACTCCTTGGCCCTTATCCAAAGCTCGTCCCTAAGCCTGGAATATCGCCCAGTCGTGCTCGGTGACTCTGAAACATTTATGCCTAATATCGGCAGCCCCTGCTCATTGAGCCGATCGACAACCCCCGCACCAATGCCGATCACATCGATGCAGATCAGCACCGGCTTCTGGATCTGGGCGTCCCATTCCGCCTTAATCGCCCCCGCCAGCATCATGGTGTCAAGTTGGTGGAAGCTGCGCGGCATCTCAGGCACCACATTGCCCCGCCGCTTGATCAGCACGCTGGCATCCGTCCCAAACCGCGCGACATCGACGCCCCATATTTCCGGCGATCCGTCCAGCGCGACATCCCGCACCATCGCGCTGTCAACCAGCTCGGCGGGGATCAGCGTGTCCGCATCGGCCAGCGGGAACTCCCCGAGAACTCTGACCCTGTACGCATTGCTGTCGGCGCCATACCGGCCGGCGATCTCGTCGGCAAAGTCCTGCGTCACCCGCGGGCTGTCCTGGTAGCCCACCTTCATGGTGAACCAGCGATCTCGCTCCAACAGGAAGGCTTTCCAGAAGAACCCGGATGACCGTGTCGGATTGCCAATCAGCAGCGTGATTGCTCCTGCTGAAGACATCGACCCCGACGCCGCCTCAAACACCTGCTCAGGCACACCGGACGCCTCATCCACCACCAGCAGGATGTTGTCCGAGTGCAGGCCGGCAAGGGCTTCAGGGGTCTCGGGCCTGCTGGTCCTGGCCGTAATAAAACACTCCGGGTTGCTCTTCAGCGTGATGTGGTCGGAGGTCACGTGCCACAGCTCGCGCCACGCGCCCGGCAACCGGTCGAGCCATTTGATCACCTCGGGGTAGAGGGCGTCGAACAACTGGGGAGAGGATGGCGCCGTCATCGCCAGCTTGAACGGCACTCTGGTATTGGAAAACCACACGGCCACCCACGCGGCCAGCGCGGTCTTACCGGGCCCGTGGCAACTCCGTACCGCTATCCGTGTGTGTCCCCGTGCCAGCGCACGTAAAACCTTGAGTTGCCAGTCGTCAGGTTCAGCTAATAACACTTCCCGAACAAATGCTATAGGTGCTCTGGCGTAACGGGCGAGTGATACCTCATATGGGTTGGGGGCTCTGGCGATAGCTTCCGCCCAATTTGGCGGCATAGTTTCTGTATAATCGTCCATCGAGCTGCTATAATCCGAAGCGGAGAACGGCGACGCTTGCCACGCCACCGCTCTCCTGACCAACGACCCTGGAAGGGAGGATCAGATGGCTACACAGACACTGCCAGACCGTGAGTATGCGCGCGAGGTATTGGACTACGACCCAACAACCGGCGAACTGCGCTGGCGCGCAAGACCGCTGGCGCATTTCCGAACCCTGGCATAGAGCAGTGGTGCGTTCCCTCGGCGCCGCATTTTCGGCAGAGGATCGTGGTTTCCGGTTTCATGGTGTCTTCCTACAAGGGCTGTCTGGCGGTAGGGCAGACCGTAGATATTCAATCACGCCATCCATGTCCCAGCCCATACCATATGCGATGATGACATTCTCAGCCGCCTCTACAATGACTTTCAGGCCATCGCTGTAGCCGACGAGGTAGTCATCTACGATGGCCGTTGGGGAATCAGTCATCCTGAGTGAACTCCTCTCCTGACAGCAGCCAGTTACGAAGCTGCCCGACCTCCTCGGGCATCAGGACGTGCTGCACGCTGGCGATCGTCACCGTCAGCAGTCCTTCAGCGTCGAACTGGAAGGCTAGCCGATCCTCGAATGCGACGCGGTCGGTCGTATTGTCTTCGTGGGTCACGAATGCACTCCATACTCAGCCCGTATCGCGCGCTTGCGGAACTCGTGGATCGCACTCTCCAATGCCCTCCACGCATCTGTCAGGCCATCGATATCATTAGCCTTCCCGCCAGCCTCATATGCATTCACGGCCTGCATGTAGTGTTCAGCAGCGCTGGCGAGGTAGTTGCCGAACTCGATCGCGTAATCCTTGGGAGAGCGGTCGGTGGTTTCAGGGTTGCTCACGCAGCGTTCTCCTCTTGCTTGACCGTCGGTAGCCGTTTCATGGCTCTCGCTACCGCCTTAATGAACCCGCCCTTGCTCATACCAAGCCTTGCGGCCCCGCGCGCCATGCCGAAGCGCGACGCCTCCAGCACCACCTCGTCGCTGTGAAGTGCCTTGACACCCCCTACCCTGCGCGGGTGCAACATGTGGAACGCAAAATACGCCGGCACAATCGCCGGAACGGTGGACATCGGGGGGTACCGGCGCATCCGTATTCCTCGTATGACCGCCGCGCATCGCCTCGTGTGGCTCTATGTTCGTGGAGAACCGGTGCCAGCGGTTATCGATCATATCGACCATGACAAGCTGAACAACCGGATCGGCAACCTGCGGGCTGCAACGCGCGCCGAAAACTCTGCGAACTCGGGCAAGCGCCGGCATAACACCAGCGGGGCGAAAGGCGTCCACTTCAACAAGAAAAACCAATGCTTCATCGCCTCGATTGGAGCCAAAAGACAACGCCACTATCTCGGCAGCTTCGCCACCCTTGAAGCCGCCACCGCAGCTCGCCGTGAAGCTGCGGAACGGTTGCATGGCGAATTTGCGCGTCACGAATGATCTGCCATCTCGCTCGGCAGCGGCGGCAGCGTGTGCGCACCAGGCCGCAGTGGCTGTGGTGGGCGCTGGCGCGGTTTCAGTGCTGGCGTCTCGCCGGGCTGCTGCCGCTTCTTCGGCAGGTGCAGCATCTGCGTCTGCTTGGTGACGCTGTATTTGGAGCGCCCCAGCATGCGCCCGATGAGCACCGGGCCGATGCCGTTCTCCCACATCTGCCGCAACAGGGCGCGCTCCTCGTCGGTCCAGGGAACCGAGACGACGTGTTTCATGCTGGCTGGCATGGCGGCGCTCCGCTGTGCTAGGATGGATCCGCGATAAGTCAGAGAACTTCAGCGCCCCGTATCTCCCTGTGAGTGCGGGGCCTTTTCTTTACCTATGCCTCATCCAGTATCCGGCGGGCGGCCTTGGCGGCGATATCGTCAGCTGGATTGCAGGCGGCACCCAAATAAGCGCAATAAAGGTTGTCGTGGCCACTCAGCAACTCGCGCATAGCCGCCAATGTCGCCATCTTCTCTGCCGCTAATTCCCGGATTACCGCATTGAGCAGCGACACTTCGCCATCGCGCGATGCCACGCCTGACGCGTGGCCGTCGAGCCATTCCTGGGGTGTTCTGACAGCTTCCGGGGCGCTCAATTGTGGCATCTGGCACTTCTCTAGGAGTAGCTATCGGAAAGGGGCATTTTGAAGAGTGGGAGGTGGCCGGCATGAAGGAAATCCGCGAACAACCCTGGATGTGCGGCACCTGCGGCTACCTCATGGTTGCCGCTTGCCTGGTGTGGGAGAACGGCCTTCCCAACCCAGCGCCAGACGAAAACGACTACTCGCTCTGCATGAACTGCGGCCAGTGCCACGTCCGCCACGGCGCGCACTGGCTCAAGATCACCGCCGCCGAGTTGGCCGAGATGCCCGCCGAGAACCGCAAGCAGGTCACGACAGGGCAACTCGCCATTGCGACGGTCATCGACCGCGATCTGTCCAAACGTCGCGGCAGGGCGTGAGGGGCATTTTGAAGAGTGATGATCACCGATAACGCCCTGAGCCAGGCTCGCGAGGCGTGTAACCTGGCGCGTGAGGCATTCGCGTCAGGCGATCAGGTGACAGGCATCGCGGCAATCACCCTGGCCGCGCAACTCGTGCAATTGGCGCGCCTCTGGCAGAGGATCGTGGGGCAGGGTGATGAGTAGGAGCGGCCAATGACACCGGAACCTGTAGACATCCTCGCCATAGCAGCGATCCAAATGGAGGCTGCACGCAGGCGGCTCCGGGGCACTCAGATGC